GCAGTACGATTTGAAAATGACTATGACTCAGACGACGAAGACGAAGAGGACAGTTAGAAAAGTAACTGAAACAATTATAAAACTTCCTTCAAATCCATTTGTATTTGAAATTCTTGACTTAGTATCAAGTCAAAATACAAATGAAAAGAAGATTGAAGTTCTCAAAACTTATGAACACGATTCTTTAAAATCTATTTTGATTTGGAATTTTGATGACTCTATTATTTCACTTCTTCCAGAAGGTGATGTTCCTTATAGTGATTTGAAGGATCAGAACATTTATTCTGGAAATCTTTCAGATAATTTAATTCGGGAAGCAAGTGGTGGTGAATCTGCAACACAGCAAGATCTTGAAGGTAGAGGAAAAACTTCTTTAAGAAGAGAGTATCAAAACCTATACCATTTTGTGAAAGGTGGAAATGATACACTCTCTACAATTCGTAGAGAAACAATGTTTATTAATATTCTTCAGGGATTACATCCAAAGGAAGCAGAAGTTCTTTGTCTTGTAAAGGATAAAAAACTTACTACCAAGTATAATATTACGAAAGAACTTGTTTCAGAATCTTATCCAGACATTGTTTGGGGTGGACGTTCTTGAGATTAGTCTTAAATACTTCGGAGAAACAAATGGAAGAATCTACACAAGAAGAAAAATCTATTGTTCCCTCTAAGTATGGGTGTGAAATTTTATTGGAAAAAACGACTCTAGAAAGATCAGCAGATTCAGATTTTCCTACAGATGCTTATTTAATTTGGTATATTGTTGATGAAATAGAATATATTGATCTTTGTCGTACACAAAAGAAATCAAATCTTTTTGATATGTATTATGATAATTATGGTCCAGGATCAATTCAAAAGATTGATTTTGGATATGGAAAGTTAAGCCCTAAAATGTGGGGATATAAAGCACCAGAAGGAAAAAAGAAAAGAAAATGAAAGAAGGATTTGATAATGTTGCGAAAGTAACAGTGTATAAAGATGAAGTTGAAAAAATTTTGAAGAATTACAAAAAAATTAAAAAATATATGAAATCTCCATTATTTGCAATTAAGACTATGGATGGAAATGAAAATATCGTAAATAGTCTATTGTCAAATAATGCCGAAGATGGGTAAGCACTACTTATTAAATTTATATGGATGCTCGTTTGTTCTTTTGAACGACGAGCATTATCTTCTTCAATTATTAGAGGAAGCAGCAATTTTGAGTGGTGCTACAGTACTTCAAACAATTTATAAAAAATTTGATCCGCAAGGAGTGACTGCAATCTGTTTGCTCGCAGAAAGTCATATTAGTATTCATACTTGGCCTGAAGAAGGTAAGGCAGCAGTAGATGTCTATACCTGTGGAAACTCCAATCCAAAACTGGGTTGTGATATGATTATTCGTCAGTTATACTCAACAAATCATACACTCTCTTACATAGAACGATGACTTACGATACAGTCTTTATTTCTGATGTTCATTTGGGGACAGACAGATGTAATATTGAAAAGTTTCTCAAGTTTCTAAATGAACTTGATACCAAGAAACTTGTAATGGTTGGCGATATTCTTGATGTGCATTGTATGGAAAAGTACAATACGCATTGGAGAGCAAGGCATACAAAGGCAGTAGAAAAAATACTTGATATTTGTAGAAAGGGAACCGAAGTGATTTATGTTCTTGGTAATCACGATGCAGTGGCAAGAAAATATGTGAATAATAAATCTTTTAAGTTTGATAATCTTGTCATCTGTGATGAGTATATTCATACCAGTAAGAAAAATAAAAAGTTTCTATGTATTCACGGTGATATGTATTCTGAGTTCTCTTCTGGTTCTTGGAAGCAATATTTTATGAATAAAGGATATGAGACAATCACTCCATTGAATAACTTTCTGAATAAAACTATTAGATTTTCTTTGGTAAACTTTCTGAAAGATCTTCCAAGAGGAAAGAGATTTATTGATAATTATGAAATGGATTTAATTCGTTATGTAAGAAAGTTTGCTTCTTATGACGGAGTGATTGTGGGGCATATTCATCACGCAAATATTCGTGAACAGAATGGTACAATGTATATGTGTTGTGGAGACTGGACGGATACCTGTTCTGCGATTGTAGAGAAAGATGGAATATTTAAAATTATAAAATTTTAAAGAGAGGGTTGACACCCTCTCTTTTTTTGTGTATAATATCTTTGTTAAGGATGAAAAGAAATGAATCAAGACAAGCTTAAAATACTAATTAAGAATCTGGAACTTCTGGTTGATTCTATAAAAGCAGAAGTGTATTCAAGTCCAGAATCTTATATGTATGAAAAGAATGCTCCATATATTGGAGACATAAAAGATTATGATGAGGTTTTTGAAGATGACGACGACTAAAACTACTATTAAAACTACTATGGAAAAAGAAACTGAAAAATTTATTTTTGCCGTACCAAGTGGAGAAGGAGACTTTCTTGATATTGCGGCACAGAATAATCTTAGTGTCTATGCTACTCACGTCGGGTATATTTCTGCACTTGCAAGCAGTGGAAAAATATCAACCGAAGAAGCATATCAGCAAATCAAAAAACTCACTAAATCACTACGTCAATCTTATAAAACATTAAAGGGAAGTTGGTTTGTATGAATGAGTTAGCAAAATTAATCTCTGTTACTCCTGATGCAGAAAGGCATATTGCTTATTGTGCTCGGGTGAGTAATCCAAAAAATCAAGAGAATGATTCTTTTGAAGGATTGCTTAAATATTGTATCAAGAATCAACACTGGAGCATCTTTGAACATGCATTCCTTACAGTTGAGATTAATACCTCGCTTGCGATTGCTACGCAAATCCTCCGTCATCGGAGTTTTACTTTTCAGCAATTCAGTCAGAGGTATGCAGATAGTACAGAACTTCAACTTGAAATTCCTGTACCTGATTTGCGGAGACAAGATACAAAAAATAGACAAAATAGTACAGATGATCTTGGAAGTGATTTAAAAGAAACTATGAGTTTGTTGATTAAAAAGCATTTTGAAGAGAGTTTGAATATTTACAATCTTCTTCTTGCTCAGGGTGTTGCAAAAGAATGTGCTCGTTTTGTGCTTCCACAAGCGACTCAGACGCGCCTTTATATGAGTGGGAGTGTTCGCTCCTGGATTCATTACATCACTCTTAGAAGTGCTCACGGAACGCAGAGAGAGCATATGGAAGTTGCAGAAGCAGTTCGTTGTATTTTTACTTGTCAGTTTCCTGCAATCTCTGCTGCACTTGAATGGACTCGTGAGGAGTGTGAGCCTTGTGAATATCAACGCTCTATTATGATAGAATAAATATTTTTGTATATTATTTTTATAAATGGCAATTTATCCTATAGTTAATAAAGAAACTGGTGAAAAACTAGTAGTTGAAATGAGTGTTCATGAGATTACTCAGTGGTATAATGACAATCCAGAATGGCAAAGAGATTGGTCACAAGGATGTGCATCTGGTGGAGAGTTAGGTGAGTGGAGAGATAAATTAATTTCAAAATATCCCGGATGGAATGATGTTCTTCATAGAGCATCAAAAGCACCAAAATCGCAAGTAAAACCTTACTAAACTCATATGTCAAGAAGTAGAAGAAAGAGTATTCAAAACCAATCTAACGAGATTAGTTTTAATTCAAAGCAAACGAAAAAAAGAAAACCAATTGGTTCAGAATTGCTTTTGGATATTGAACCACTTACAGAAAATCAAAGAAAGTTATTTGAAGCATATGACGAAGGTAAGCATTTAGTTGCTCATGGTGTTGCTGGTAGTGGAAAGACCTTTCTATGCCTCTTCAAAGCACTTCAAGATGTTTTGAATGATTATACTCCATATGAGAAGATTTACATCGTAAGGTCTCTTGTTCCTACCAGAGAAATTGGTTTTCTTCCTGGTTCTCACGAAGACAAGGCATCTCTTTATCAAATTCCTTATAAGAATATGGTAAAGTATATGTTTCAAATGCCGAATGATGCAGAATTTGAAATGCTTTATGCAAATCTAAAGGCACAAGAAACGATTAGTTTTTGGAGTACATCATTTATTCGTGGAACAACTTTAGATAATTGTGTTATTATTGTAGATGAACTTGAGAATCTAAATTTTCATGAATTAGATTCAATCATTACTCGTGTTGGTGAGAATACAAAAATTCTTTTTTGTGGGGATGCTACTCAAAGTGATTTGGTTAGACAAAATGAAAAGAATGGTGTGATTGATTTTATGAGAATTATTGGTGCGATGCCTTCTTTTGAGACTATTGAATTTGGTGTCAATGATGTTATTCGTTCAGGTTTAATTAAAGAATATCTGATTGCAAAAATGGAACTTAATTTATGACATTTATTCATCATAATTTTTTAGGTGATCTTGAATTAGAAAAGAAAGAACAGAATGGCATCCGCCTATACCATCTTCCTGATGGTCAGTGGGTGCCTTCTATTACTTCTGTGACAAGTTTCTATAATCGTCAAATCTTTGTAGAATGGCGTAAGCGTGTGGGTGTAGAAAATGCAAATAATATTACTCGCAAGGCAACTGCAAGAGGTACTGATTTTCACCAAGTCTGTCAGGATTATTTGGAAAACAAGGAATTAAACTGGGATGACTACCAACCCCTCTCTAAGTTTATGTTTCATCATGCAAAAGAATCTCTTGATAAGATAGGTAATATTCACGCAATTGAAAGAACTTTATATTCAAAGTATCTTGGTCTTGCTGGAAGAGTTGATTGTATTGCAGAATATGAAGGTGAGCTTGCAGTAATTGACTTTAAGACTTCTGAAAAAATCAAACCAGAAAAATGGTTAGAAAATTATTTTGTACAAGAAATGTTTTATGCATCAGCATATTATGAGCTTACAGAAATACCTGTGAAAAAGTTGATTACCATTATGGTAACTCCCGGTGGTGAGGTTAAAGTGTTTGACAAAAGAAATAAAAACGAGTATATTAAATTGTTAGTTCGTTACATCAAAGAATTTGTACATCACAATATTGGGTCAAATGGAGAATGAATTAGAAAAAGCATTAGAAAATAAATTCTTTTGTTCCACTCGCTTTACTCAAGAAGTTGAAAGTCTTGTCAAGAAAAATCTTGATATGAATTATATTGATGCTATTATACATTTCTGCGACAATAATAATATAGATCTTGAATCTGTACCAAAACTTCTTTCAAAACAATTAAAAGAAAAACTTAAGTATGAAGCAACAGAACTTAATTTCTTAAAAAAGAGTTCTCGTGCGAAATTGCCTATTTAATTCCATTTTTGGAGGAAAAATTTTCCAGAAAAAAATCTCTATATTACTTTTTTTTGAAAAATGATACCATTTGATTGTTATAAAACCTATCTTGCACTTAAAAATCATTTTACAAAAGATAACTACGATTATCACAAATATTGTGGAAAAAGTAGAGCATCACTGAATTCTTTCTATAAACGTAAAGATCGTTTTTGGTTTGAAAAAGTATCCAGGCAAAAAACAAATAAAGAAGTAGAAGAGTTTTTTGTTGCAAGTTTTGTTTCTTGTGATGATCCACAATCACTTTGGATTGGTGAGATTATTAAAAATGGAGAAACTCAATATAAACAATGGCAAAGAAAAGTTCAATCCCTTTCTTATATTTTTAAAGAAGAAATTGAGAAGGTTTTTGAGGCAAAGAATTTTGATAAAATGTTTTTAATTAGTGGAAAAAAACATCCACTAATTTTTAAAGAACATCTTCAAGGAAATATATCAATAGAATCAATGTTAATTTTAAATAGAATTCTAGGATATAAACCAATTTTTGATATAAAATTAGATGATCCGGTGTGGAAATTGACATCAACAAAACTTGTTAAGTATAGTCCATTTCTAAATACCGATGTATTTCGTTATAAAAAAATTTTGAAAGAAATTATCTTAGGAGAACAATGAGTTTTTTTGAATCTGAAGTTGTTCGTGAAGAATTAGAAGAAATTCACGATCTTCAAAATGAAATTTATGGAAATCTTTTTGATTATCCCAATATGGTAAAGGATGAAAAAGTTTACCATATTGAATTGTTGCAGCAACTTTTAGAAAAACAACAAGTTCTTTATACAAGATTGAGTTTGTCTGATGATCCTGAAGCTCAAAATATGAAAGAAAAAATTATTCAATCTGCAACAATGATGGGACTTCCTCCTGGAGTAGATATGAGTATTATTTTTAATAATATGAAAGATTTGATTGATCTGATGAAAAATCAGATTGACAAAACTGACGATTCCCTGTAGAATAACGAAGTACAAAAGCCAAATCCGTACAAATCCGAGGTAACAAAATGTCTTTTGAAAATCTAAAAAAGCAATCTAGTATTGGTTCTCTCACCGCAAAACTGGTGAAAGAAGTTGAGAAGATGAGCACTACTTCTGGTGGTGCTGATGAGCGTCTGTGGAAGCCAGAGATGGATAAGACTGGTAATGGATTCGCAGTCATTCGTTTTCTGCCCGCTCCTGAAGGAGAAGAACTTCCTTGGGCAAAGATGTACTCACACGCATTTCAAGGTCCTGGTGGATGGTACATTGAGAACTCACTGACTACCATTGGTGGTAAGGATCCTCTCGGTGAGCATAATCGTGAACTATGGAATACTGGTACTGAAGCAAATAAGGAAACTGTTCGTAAGCAAAAGCGTAAGTTGTCATATTACTCCAACATTTATGTTGTAAAGGATCCTACCAATCCTTCAAATGAAGGTAAGGTGTTCTTATTCAAGTATGGTAAGAAGAT